CCTTCAAGGTTAACAAGAGTTAAGAAGATTTCAACTCAAGAGAATGGAGATCAAAAAATCCAAACTGCTGACGCTGTTTTCATTTATAAAGAGAATCCTGCTGATACAACTGGAGAAATAGAAAGATACTTACCAATTGAAGAGTTTGTAGATTACTACGATATGACTCACTTATATGGTTTCAGAATCAAAGACAGATTATTACCAACGGCTGGAGACGGCGATGTATCAGTTTATGGTGTATTAACATCAACTAACCTTTACAATACGTTAAAAGACAGATCTATCATTAGCTATAGATATATTGTTGATACATTCAATAAAGGATTAGTTGCTGAATCTAAATCATTGTTAACTTCATTAGCAAGAGATTATAAAGATGCAATTGCAATCTTAAATGCTCCTTCTGCAAAGCAATTTGCTGAATCAGCAGATCCGGTATTTACAGATGCTCCGACTCAGACTAATCCAAATCCTGAGTTAAATCATAGATATCTTGCAACTGGTGGTAATCAGGCATTAAACCCTGAGACAACTTATTCACTTCCAGGAGAATCATCTGGTGGTGTATATGGTGCATTCTACTATCCTAACTTAGTTGTTAGTGAGAGAAATAAAACGTTTACGGTTCCACCTGCAATGTATGTAGTTAAGAACTTCATCCAAAAACACAGAGGAGGAAATCCTTGGGATATTGTTGCTGGTAGAAGAAGAGGACTTATTTCAGGTAGAAATGTTGTAGGTGTTGAAACAGTACTAACAAAAGATGACAGAGTATATCTTGAACCATTTGGTCTTAACCCGATTACAAATGAGCCAGGAGTTGGTCTGAAAATTAATTCAAATCAAACTGCTAAGCAGCAAATCGTAACTGCTTTATCATTTGTGAATGTTACTGAAGCAATTATTGAAATTCAAAGAGGAATTGAAGCAATCCTTCAAAACTACTTATGGGAATTCAACACTGCTCAGAACAGATTAGAAATCAAAACCTTAGCTGATCAATTCTTACAAGGAGTACAGTTAGCGAATGGTATTTATGATTTCGAAAATATAATGGATTCTTCAAACAATCCACCAGCATTAATTGACCAACAAAAAGGTATTATAGATACTTATGTTGAGCCAGTTAAAGGATTAGGAATTCTTGTTCACAGAACAACAATCTTAAACACTGGACAAATTGAATCTGGTGATTTCCAGAAATTATCCTAAACCTTAATAAAGTTTATACATATAATTTAAAATAGGAGAATATTCTCCTATTTTTTTGTTTAAAAATAAATATACTGCAATGGATTCATCTATAGAACTGAAAGAAAAGATAAAGAGAGAAGGCATACTCAAAAAATCTATATGTCAAGATACCTATTATAAAGAATATTCAGATATTATAAAGATAGATTCAATATCTGGAACATGGGCAGAAAAGCTTTGGATTTACGTTTATGGAAAATCATATTGCATTTGTCAAAAAGAAACTAAATGGATGGGTTTTAAAAAAGGAGGGTATCAGAAATATTGTTCCAGAAAATGTGCTACAAGAGATCCAATTTTAATTAAATCTCAGAATGAATCAAGGAAAAAAACATCACTAAAAAAATACGGAGTAACTTCGCCTACTAAAATGTCTTCTGTTAAAAGAAAAGCAGAAGAAACTAATATGAAAAAATATGGTGCTAAATCTCCAATGCAAAATAAAGACATTTTACATAAAAGTAGAGAAACATTGATATCTAATTATGGAGTAGAATCGCCATCACATCATCCAGAAATACTTAAAAAGAGAATAGAATCTTTTAAGAAAAGTACATTTAAAGAAAATTATAAGAAAACATCAATAGACAAGTATGGCACGTCTCATCCATGGTCAAATTCAATTGTTCATAATAAAACGACTGAGTTTAATAAAAAAAATAAAGATAAGATTAACGAAAAGAGAAAAGCAACTATTAATGAAAAATACGGAGTTGATTTTATAACACAGTCTCAAGATATTCAAAATAAAATAAAGAATACTTTCAATGAAAATTATGCTGAAGGTAATCCATCTAAAAATGCTATTATAAAGAAAAAAATTAGTACTAATGTAAAATCATCTCTTTCTAAAAAATTACTAAATAATAATAATGACATTTTAGAAATAAGTGAAGATGATCTATTAACATGTAAATGTGATAAAAATGAAAATCATGTATATGAGATAGAAAGAGGATTGTATAATCAAAGAAAAAATCTTAAAATAACTCGATGTACTATATGCAAGCCATATAAACAAGGTTCTGAACTGCAAAAAATTATATCTTCATTTTTAGAAGATCCTAAAAATAATGATAGAAAATTAATATATCCTTATGAAATAGATATATTAATTGAAGATAAATTAGCAATTGAAGTTAATGGAATGTATTGGCATTCAGATAGAAATAAAGAAAAAAATTATCATCAAAAGAAAGCGAAAAACATCCATTCAAAAAATATCCCATTTTTAACAATATGGGAAGATGATTGGAATTCCAAAGAAGAAATTTTAAAATCAATGATTTCAAATTTTATAGGAAAATCCAAGAAGATATATGCACGTGAATGTGAAATAAAAGAAATTTCCGGAAAAGAATCCAAAGATTTTCTAAATAAAAATCATCTTCAAGGTCATATTAACTCCAGTATTAAAATAGGATTATTTTATAAAAATGAATTAGTATCTTTAATGACTTTTGGAGGACTTAGAAAATCGCTAGGAACAACCGCTAAAGAAAATCAATGGGAATTATTAAGATTCTGTAATAAATTAAATTTAAGTGTTACAGGTGGCGCCGGAAAGCTTTTAAAATATTTTGAGAGAAATTATAATCCTGAAAAGATAATATCTTATGCTGCTTATGAAAGATCTAATGGAAATTTATATAAAAATTTAGGGTTTAAGTTTAACCACTTAACATCTCCTGGCTATTTTTATTATAAAAATGGAGCAAGATTTAATAGATTTAGATTTAGAAAATCAGAATTAATTAAAGAAGGTTACAATCCATCTAAAACTGGATTTGAAATAATGAATGATTTGGGATATTTAAGGTGTTATGATGCAGGTAATTTAAAATTCACTAAGACATACTAACTTTCTTATTTATTAGATATATAAATTAATAAAAAGAATTGAATAAATAAAAAGAATGGGGACATTGATTTGCCTCATTTTTCTAATAACAAAATACTGGACAAATTGAATCTGGTGATTTCCAGAAATTATCATAATATAAAAAAGCAAGGTATTGAGTTGTCTTGCTTTTTCTAATTCACATCTTATTTAAGAGCAGTAGAAATGCTGCTCTTTTTTAGTTTAATATATAATATAACAATAAAAAACTACTATGACACATTTTAAAAATTTTGAAGGTTTTATCAATGAAACTAATTTTAATGAAGCTTTAGATGCTTTTGTAAATGAGCAAGAACTTTCAAATTTACAAAAAGAATATAGAGAGTACTTTCAACAAAAACTCGAAGAATTTGATGTTACTTCTCCAGCAAAATTATCTGATGAAAAGAAAAAGGAATTTTTCAATGCAGTTAAAGCAGGGTGGGTAATCGGAAAAGGTGCTAAGAAATAAATTATTTAAAGAATGAACTACGTTAAAGTATTTAATGAAAATTTATCAGATGAATATTCTGAAATAATAGCAAAATTAAATGAACTCTTAGAGTTTTATAATGATTTACTTGAAAAAGTTGAAGATGGTGCTGAACTTCCTGCAGAAATTTTATCACAAATAGAAAAAGCACTTACCGAAAAGAAAGCAACTGATATGGATTGCTGGGACGGTTATAAAAAAGACGGAACTAAAAAGAACGCTGATGGCGAAACTGTAAATAACTGCGTTCCCGTTAAAGAAAAAAGAGCAAGTAATGATTTAGCTTCTATGATTAGATCAAAAGAAGCTCTTTTAAAGAGAATTGATCAAGCAGATTCAAGAATATCTTCATATATGAGAAAACTTTCAGAAATATTTTTTGATAAGAGAATAGATCTTGACATGGAAATTAAAAAACTTCAACAAGAACATACTGGAGTTTTAAGAGACATGGAAGCAGATCCGGATATATTTAATAATCCAGGTGACGGTTCAAATCCAGCAGTAATTGCATATGGTGAAGAATTAGAAAGTATTGAAAAAGATATACAAGCTCTAAGAGATGAAAAATCTAATCTTTCTGTTGAGAACGATGAAAAATTAGCAAGAATGGAAACCTCTTATAACTCTTTAATAGATGATTTAGATTCTCTTAAAGATCAAATTAAAAAAGCGTGGAAATAATATGAAAAATGCATTTATAAACTTTGAAGAATTCGTGAATGAATCTAAGATCAATGAAGGTTCAATGAAGGCTAAAGTAAAGTATGATGGAAAAATCTTTAAATTAGATTTTGAATCTACTGGAGAAGAACTTTCAAGAGATGGTACTTATAATCATACTGAATTAATGAAAGCAACTGATAAGAAAACAGGCATTGTATTTACAGCTGCTGGTTTATATGACTCAGATGATCTTCAAGAAATTGAAGATGTTGAAGTAGAGAAAGATCCTACAGGCGGAAAAGGCGCAGCAAAATTAATGTAAAGATATTTTATAGATTACCTCGAAAAAATGAAAATTGGAAAGGTAAAAAAATACAAGGCATCGGACATGATGGAACAAGAGAAGCAATTGATATTCTTTTAAATAGATTGAAAACATTATTAACTCAATCTGGATTCTGGGTTGAGGCTTCTGATGCACTTCAAAAAGTTCTATATAGAATGAACGTTCCATATATTGATAATGAATTAGAAGCACTTAAAATATTCCCTAACTCTAACTTAAAGTTTATCTGAGATAAGGGAAAATATAAAAGGGAATTAGGAAATAATGAGATAGTTCAAGAAACTAGTTTCGGAAAACCTATCATAAAATAAACATTTTTATTTTAATCCCGATAAATAATATAACAAAAAGAAAAACATTATAATATGGCTTTAGGAAATACATTTGATGAAGCAAAAAACTTACCACATTACACTTCGAGAAAAGAAGCTGGAGTAGGAAAGGAAGAACCTATCTATGGTAATATGTTCTTGGTTACTATTATCCCGCCACCATTAGTTGCGGCATCAGGTGACCTTTTAAATGCTCACATTACTAATATAGGTGGAATCAACTTACACCCAGAAACTGCAGTTGTAGAACAAACATATAGAGGTGCTACTCGATCTTTTGCTTCAGGATTGCTAGAACCTACTACAAATGACCTTACTATTAACTTCACTGAGAATTTAAATGAAGGTGGACAGAGATATGTCTATAAAATATTAAGAGAATGGAAAAGATTAATCCACAACTCTGAAACAGGAGAAAGAGGATTAAAAAGAGATTATGCAAATGCTCAAATAATTGTAGAAATGCATGATAGAAATGGAGAGATTTTTCAAAGAGTTACTTTCTTTGACTGTTTCATTACTTCACCACTACAAGAATTAGAACTTGACGTTACAAACGGAGAACCACTTCCTTTAGAAGGCCTTACATTTAGGTCAGACTATTGGCGCGAGGAACTTGCTTAAGAATTCGCTTTAGGACTATGAGAATAGTTAAATCCTGTGCTGTAATGGTGCAGGATTTTTTTTGATAAATAATCTAATAAAAACAATTACAAATAACTATGAAAAAAGTATTTGAAAATTTCGAAGACTTCGATAAAAATAGAGTATTCGAAGCAAGAGAACTTGAGTCACTTGCTAAACCAATTGATGTTTTAAAGTCACTTTATCCTGATGCACCATTAATTGATATAGCAGGTAGAGATATAGAATATAATAAAAGAAGCCAAAAGTTTAAAACTACAGAAAAAACTTTAGGTGTTGATCCTAGAAAAGTAGGAGATATCATTCTTTATAATTCAAAAAGAGATAACGGCGTAGTCATGGAGCCTCAAGGAAAATATCATGGAAAGAAAGATTTCAGAGCAAGCCCTGCTTGGTTAGGATCTATTTTCGTAACCAAAGATTCAACTCCAAGAGCAAGACATCATTTATGGATTGAGTGGAATAACCCTGACAAAATGGATCATTATGACCAAATGAATTTAGGGTATCATGGTTCATTAGATTAACCTGTATAAATCATCCTTTTATAGAACTCACCAGTTTCATCAACTTGAAGAAACTTTTGAAATATGAAATTGGGTATAGTGAAGTACATGACGGTAACGCCTTCTATTTCAGTATATCCAATTTTTTTTGTTTCTCTTTTAGTTTTCTCTAAAGCATTGAACACTTTTTCAAAAGCCTTGATAGTATTTTTTTCTGTTACTGTATTTGTATTTGGGATATTACTAATACCTTCCTTTAATCGTGCTCTTGTTTTAATAAACTTTAACTCAATTTCAAATGAACGAGAACTCAAGTAATTTCTTGTCTCTTCCCATTCTTTTTCTTCTTGTTTCTCCCACCTCTTAACATCGCTGTCAAAGTAAGGACTATTTAAATAATATTCTAACTGTTCAAAGTCTATCATCTTCTAATTAAGTTTAACTTTTGGAAATATGGTTATTTATTTTATGACTATAAGCTAATTAAGTTTAATATTTAGCTAAAATATTTATCTTGATATATAAACTACCTATTAAACTATTCACTTTAAAACTAATATAATTTCTTAATAAAAAAATCTATAAAATGAGTTTAGACGAAAACGATAAAAAACGAGCTCTGGAAGAAAGAGAAAAAACTGAAGGTGCTCAATTTGATACTGAAGAAACAAATGATGAATCTTCTGAACCAAAATCCTTAGGAAAAGCTGAAACGCATGACCAAAAAGAAAACAGACGTAAATTAGAAGATCACAAAGACAGAGTAAAACAAGAAACAGGAGCAGATCTAAGTTCTGATATTCATGTTTCAATTGGATATACTGAAATCCCTTCAAGTTCATTACCTTCTTTAGGTAGATTTTATCCAAATAAAGCTTCTATACAAATAAGAGCAGCAAAAGGACAAGAACTTGAACATTGGACTACAATGAATGAGGATAATCCAATAGATGTTGATAAACATTTTAAAGATATTATTGCATCTTGTGTAAAATTCAAAATAGGATCTCGCCCAGTTCCTGCAAGAAATTTATTAGAAGCAGATAAACTTTTTGTATTACTTAAAATTCAAGAAAAAACATTCGATGAAGATGAGAACAAAGTTGTTTTATCAGTTGAATGTTCAAAATGTGGTACTAAGAATAAAAAGAAATTAGAAGCTTCTTCATTAGAAATTGCTGAAGATGAAGATGAAGATAATAAAATTGAAACTTATTATGATTCTGAAAACAAAAGATATTCTGTAAAAACCAAATCATTTGGAGAGGTTCATTTATATCCACCAACAATTGGTACAATGGAATTTGTTTATGATTATGTAACTGAAAAGATGCAATCGAAACAATACTATAGTAAAGGACTGATGCAATTATTACCGTATCTTGTTGAAGACTATTCAGATTTAACTGAAAAGGATATCATAATGGCTGATACTGATTTCAAAGGATGGGATAAAAAGAAAATCTCCTTAATATACAGATTAGTAGAAATGATTAAAGTTGGTATTAAACCAAACTTAAAATTCAACTGCACAAACTGTGGGTCGAAGGAGGAGACCCCTGTTAGGTTTCCCGATGGACCAAAGGCTCTTTTCCTTATTTCAGATATCGAAGACGAATTATTATGAGGCACAAGATACAATTGCCAAGTATTATTCACTAAGTCCGCTTCATACTGAATTACTTCCTTATTTCAGGTTTCAAATAATGTTGAAGAATATTAAGAATCTATTGAAACAAGAGAAAGAAAAAAGAGATAAAGCAGAACGTGAAGCTGAACAAAAAGCAAAACGTAATAAAGGTAAAAAACCGTAACATAAAGGAGCAGAAATGCTCCTTTTTTTATTTCTAATAAATATAAAAATCCATTACTAATGCATGGCATCATTTGAACAAAGATCAGCAGAATATTATTCATCCTCTTTAGATAAATTAGATCATCTTCTTGAATTACAAGAAACTGAACTGAAAGAAACTGCTGTATTTAGAGATGACTTGCTAGAAAAATTAGAGTATCTTGAGAAAGGTGGAGATCTCCATGATGCAATTATCAATATTAATAAGACTTTATCTTCAATTGTTTCAGGTAACGCTCTTCGAGTTATTATTGCAGCGTCTGAGGCTCAAAGCAATCCTCAAAATGATATGCCAAATTCTGCAAGTAAACTTGCCGTAGGATCAAAAAGTGCTGTTTATAATACTACAACTAATATTTCAGGAGGTTCGAACTTTGTTATATCATCTGTTCCAGATGCATCGAACTTTGCTAATTTTGCAACTACATTTCCTAATGCTATTAATGCAATGATTAAGGCTTTAAATAAAGTCAATAATATTGAAGATGGCACTATTGATAAATTTAATCGATATATCCTAGAATTTAAAAAAGTAGGAGAAGATGGAGATAAAATAGAAAATGCTGCACTTTCATTCGGTACTTCAATTGAAACAATAATGGAAGTATTCAGAGAAGTTGATTCTAAGAAATTAAAAGAAGATGCTGAATCAGTTAATTTATTAAAGAAAACATTATTAGGATTTGGAATTACATTATTACTAGCTGCTCCATTATATGGAATAGCAATGCTAACATCAGTTCCTTTTATTGCAACTACGATGGCTATGATTGGTCTTGCTTTTAGAGCATTTCCAGATGAAAAGAAAACTCGTGAAGCATCAAGATCATTATTTTATACAGGATTAGGTATTATTACATTAGCAGGTGCATTTGTTGTCTGGGATAAAGCCAATTTCGATGCAATGAGCATAGGTGCATCCTTACTTACAATTGGAGTAGTTGGTACAGTATTTGCTTTAATTGGAGCATTTGGAGAAAAACAAATAAAAGAAGGAGCAACCGCAGTAATGTTAATGGGTGCTTCTATTGTAGTATTTGCTGCTTCAATGGCAATCTTCAATGCATTATTAGGAAATAATATTGGAGATTTATTAATTAACACACTTGCAGTTGGAGGAGCTGTTTTAGTATTAAGTGCCGCATTTGCC